GTTGTGAAATCGGCAAATACCCAGGAAGGCCCGGCAAGAATCGGGTTGCCCTCGTTATAGCCGGATATATACACTGAATACGCCTTCAATCTATTGCTGGAACTATTGAAGTACATCCCCCCACCTTCGGCACCTGGCGGGTCGCTGGTCCTCGAACCTATCTTTATAGAACCATACGACCCTGTATTAAAAACTGCCCCATAAACATTACCGTTAAATTCACCACCGTAATTACTCCCGCTGCCATGCACCCCCGTCACTCCCAATCCAGAAACGCCATAACTTCCTGAACTGCTGCCGACAACTCCGGTACTGACTCCCGTAGCTTGTAGCCCTACTCCACCCGTACCGTTAGAATAGAATTTGGCTCCATAAGCATTTGCACCAGTGACTGTGACATATACGCCAGTCGCAGCACTGCCATTCGTAGAGAAATATGACGCGCTGCCTGTTTCTGATTTTACGACAAGCCCATAACTACTACTGCTTCCAGCAAACAGACCAACGCGGGAATTGCCGGCATTGGTGTTACCAAAAATACCCACGTAATAATCTGACTCCACTTGCCCTATGCCTATAGTTGCCAGGACCGTAACTGTACCGTCGCCCCTGTCTCCGTAAAAAGTCATCTCGCCTTGCGTTGTATAGTTGATGTCAATCCGCTTGACATTGGTTGATGACGTTCGGTAGGTCGCAGAGATAATATCCCCCGCCGTCACTGTGCCAAGGTTGGCTGAGATCGCAGAAAGCAGCGTAACGTTAAGTCTGTCGGCAGTGACACTCGCCGCCCTGATATTGGTCGCTGTCAGGTCGGTTATAAACGCCTTCTTCATGTACGTGCCGGCAGGCAGACTCACTCCGTCAACTGTCGTCGTCGTCGTCAGATGGAAAAAGGGTGAACTGTCAACCGCGTCTCCATTCGTCGCCACCGGAGCGATTGAGAACTTATCCGCGACAACCATGAACTCTGAGGTAGGCGTCCCGTCGTTTGCGGAAGAGATAAGCCCGTACCCTGTGACGTACCCGTTATTGTCTATCTTGACGGTGTACTTTCCCTGGATACCGTCGATTGATGAAGCATTGGTCTGAATCGAAGTCGTATGCCCCCCGACAGTCGTTTGCAGTGTCGAGATACTTAACGCCTGAGAAGTGTTCACGCCTTCGACATTCGTCACTCTCGTCGTTAAAGTCGAGAGAGCAGAGGCAGTCGCCGTCACGCCAGTCGTACCATTGTTTACTGTGGACTCAAGCGCCGTAATAGCTGAACCCTGAGAGATGTTCGTGTTTTCGGTATTCGTCACGCGAGAAGTCAGCGTTGTCAAGGCTCCCGAAGTCGCCGTTACCCCGGTAGCAGGGTCGTTGACGGTCGTTTCAAGCGCCGTGATGTAACCTGAATGTGCGGCAACCGTACTACCGATTCCGTCTATCTCACTATCCAGAGATGTCAGACTCGCCGCGTTAGCCGAAACCATATCAGCCAGGGTCGCGTAGTTTCCAATAAGAACCCAATACGTCTCGTTCGTCGGGATCGGGGCGGGAGTCGAGTTGATTTCAAGGATGCACTTGTAGATTGAGTTGTCATAGGAAACCAAAGCACCAACGATGTAGGTATCATTCTCGTCAAAAGGAGCGGTAGAAATCCCGTTGGCAAGGGCCGTCTCCACCCCCGCTTCGACAGAAACCATCCGGTCGATAAGACCCGTCCCGGTCGTGTCGATGAGATTGATTCGGCTTTGCAAATCTCCGTACAGTTCGTTTTCGGTCAACTGGTTTTCGAGAATTTCAATGACATATTCAGGGTCGTTGGCAGTCGTCGCTGAAGTCCCGGCAGTCGCGTTGAAAGGGCCAATGAGGTTTGACCGACTCACGACACGCGCCCAATAGTAATAGGTTACAGCTAAAGACGCATTAGGCGGGAGGTCGGAGTAAAGCGTTGCTGTCGTCGTACCGATCTTAACCGCTGTCCCTAAATCATCAGTCGTGGAGCGCCACAATTCGACGTAGGAGTAGTTTCGAAAGTTCACCGCATCCCACTCAAGGATGATAGTTCTAAAGGCCCCTGTCGCCGTCAGACCGACTATAGCAGGGGGAATTGCGCTGTCATACTCGGAGCCTGTCGCCTGAAGAGAGGAGTTGACCAGGCCAGCGTCTACCAAGTCGTTTACCGCTACCAAGCCGCCCTTCTTCTTGAGAGAATTAAAGAGGACGCGCAGTATGTCGATTGCCCGTTTGGTATTCGGCTCCTGACTCGACGGTATGGTAGGGAGGTCGGGTAGACTCATTTCATCTCACTCACGCTTTCGGCAATGTCCACCGCATAGACGTTGACAGTGCCTTCCACTTGCGCCGAGATTTCAGTGCCACGAAAGCCTGAAGGCAGGCGGAAGACCAGGTTATTGGCGACGGTCTGTGTATGCTTCAAAGTCCCGTCTACGTAGACTTTCAGCGTCACCGGGTAACTGTCGGCATAGACTCTTGCGCAACTCATATTGATCGGTTTCTCAGAGACAAACGGTTTCGATTTCCAGGTATAGGTCAGATACCCCACCCCGGCATCCCACTTGACGATGTTGCTCCCCACCATGAGATAGAGTTCGCCAGTCGCCGGGTCATGATAACCAGCCGTCGCGGTTATTCCGGAGAGAGTCGCCAGGTCTTTGGTAGCGGGATTGAAGATGAAAGTCGTTGTCCCGAAACCGATATACAGCCCCCCGTAGAAGTAGGCTTTTGTCAGTCCCAACGCTTGCCAGTCGTCTTTGGAAAGAATATCCCTGGTAATCAGTTCCACCCCATTGACCCCGGCAGACATCAAGCCTCCGGTCGAAGGATAGGCGACGGCGTAACCCATGTCCACGACACCGAGTTTTAAGGTGCAGGCATAACCGTTCTCAAGTCTCTCAATCGTCACGTCTGTCGGGTCTTGACCAGTTGCAATGCGGGGAGCACCGTTGGTCGTTACCAAGACAGTCATCCCATACGCCCCGATGCCCATGATCTCGTCGGAGACGGGCCATCTCTGATTCAACGGCCACGCATGAGGCTGATAGGCGACTGAGTAGCAAAGTTCATTTCCTGAGTAGCCGGCGAGACAACCATTTGGGAGAGCAATTAACCCTTTCAAGTCAGTCGGCGGAACGTCCCACAAAAGACTATCCAATACTTCACCCAGGTCGGCTGAGTCTACCGTGTCTGAGAAGGTCGTTGTCGCCACTGCGACTGAACCGGCCAACTGATAGGCTGTATCGGAACTTCCCGTATTGGAGCGGAAGATTTCCTTCGTCGCTATGTTGTAGTTCCCGACAGGGGCCACGCTCATGTTCGTAATGTCGACGCTCTGACCGGGAGCTACATCAACCGTTACGGAAGCAGAGGACGGAGGACCGGCTTCACCATAGGCCGAGACGTACCGATAGACGTAGGTCCGAGATTCCACAAGCGTCGGGTCAGGATCGGAAATACTCCCGACCACCGAGACAGTAGGAGCCATTGCCGGAGCAGGAACCCCCAAGAGGTAGGAGTTGTTCGGATAGGCCGTCCCTCCGGTGACTATCGCATCCAAGACCGACATCTTCGGAGCACCGTCGCCGGTCCAGTAAATCCTTTTATACGCATCTGTCGCTGTAGGGCTTTTAGCGACATTCACATCCAGATCAACCCAATGCAGCCAGTATTGATCTTCGTAGAGATAGATGCTGGTCTTCGTCCCGACTTTCGAAGGCGTGTTCACCGTCAAAGGATTCTTCCACGCTTCCAGAGAACCGGACGTGAATTTGCAGTTCTGCGCCGTCACTGCCGCCGAGTCAGGTAAATAGTGAGGGTCGGCTTTCGGAATGATCCCGCCAAAAGGCTTCAGCCTAATTCGCATTCATCTCTCCAATGGTTTCGGCTTGAGCCTTACCGCCCATTGCTGCGACAAACTTCTGAAAAAACGCATCACTTTTTGCTGCGTCAATGACTTCGGTATCTTCGGAGAAGGCTCGATAGACGATGTAATCGATCAACGGTGTCTCGTAGATGTCATCAAGAATCGTTGCTGAAGAAATATTTCCGATGAGAATCACCGCAGGAGTCGCCGACTGAAGGACTCTGACCTTGCCGGGAGATGAAGGTTGCGGCGGGTAGACGAAGAACGTCTTGAGCAGCTTCCTATCAAAGCAGTAATATTTGGGGGTCGCGTTAGCCGTCACTGCCATCCAGTTCGCATAGAGTCCGTCCAAGACCGACTGTTCAACCGGACTTGGGACGCTGGTTGCCGTCGTTCCATTCGATGCGACGTTGCTGATGATCCTGATGAACTGAAGCCCGGTGACCGTCTGGACGCTTCCCTCGACCAGAGTAATGACGGCAGTCTCGGTATTCGCATTCGGCTTGTAAAGGACGATTTCCTTTTGTCCGGAATTTAACCAGCCCAATAAGTCGGCGTTATCCCATCTCACCGACCCCGCATCATTGAGGATCTTCCGCGCTTTGTTTATCACTGATTCTGCGGTAATCGTCGCCATTAGTTACCTCATACGTTGAAGTAGTCAGGGTGTGCGCCCCGCATACGTTGGCTGTTCTCATAGGTGTAGTGGAATCTGACAGTCCTCGGAGATCGGAAAGCAAGAATCTCGTCAATCATCTTGCTCATGATTGCCTGGAACTGAGCATCGAGTAACGCGCCCATACCGGTCATACCAACGGCGATGATGCCTTCCTGAAGGACGTTATCGATAAGACCGTTGTAAGGAATGACGTTGGTTAAGGCAGTAAACTTGACCGGCTTTTTGTAATACTGACCGACAATAGTCAAAGCAGCACTCGTCGTCGGGAACAGGGTCATCGTCGTTCCCCTCAATTCGTAAAACTGAGGTCTGCCGGCAGTCGTTAGGGAAGCTCGATATTCGCCCGGTAACGGGTCGAGATGCCAAGTTGACCCTGAGATATAGGGACGCTCAAAAAACCCCTGGAAATCGGTCGGGAGGGTCACGGTTGACGCATTCGCTAACACCGCCTGAGAGAAAGACCCGAGGATGAGTTCCGATTTCTTCGTCATGAGTCTTCGGTAGATGATGTCCATCGTCATGTTGGCCGCAGTCAGGAAATCAATCATCGGCGGCTTGTTGATTTTAGCGAATCTTCCGATAACGATGTCCAGAAGATCACCAATAGACGTTTCCCCTGCTTCGCTTGCCTCAGTCGAAGAGAAGACCGTATCGTATCCGATGACTTCGCTTGTCGAGACAAGGACTATCTCAATAGCAAACGGCCCCCCGGCAGGAGAATCAAAGGTCACATAGTACCAGGACTGTTCCGTTGAACTGTCGGGAAACTCCGTCATCAGGAGTTGGCAGTTGGCGGTTTCTACAGAGACAAATGACGTAGCCAGGAAGTCGTAGAACTCGCCTGAACTGTTCAAGAGCCTCATATAAATCGCGGCATCTCCTAATCCCTTGTCGTATCTGAATGATTCGTTCATGGTCTGTCCTTTACGGTAGAGGGGTTACTTTGTTGCCCTTGAAATCGGTACTCACGTCAACAGGCTTATCAACGGTGCCGTGACAGTAGACGAGACTTCCATAAGCATTGACCGTCTGAGAGTTGTAGGCGCAGCCGGCAAGGAGTGTTGCTATCAAGATCCATCTCATTTCTCGCCTCCAATCAGCCGGTTCAGCTTGCTGTATTCGGATTCCTTTGGATTCGCCATTCTGCCCTGAGTGCTCTCATTGACTTTCCTGAGACACTTCCTGCATATCTTGTTGCGCCCTTCATCGGGACAACCACAGGAGCAATAGACGGCATACACTGCGCTAGGACCGATTCTTTCCGGTTCATAAACCCACTCATGATTGCATGCGACATCGCCTTCATTCACAAGGCGCGTCACTTTTTCGTACTCGCATGTATAAGAGCCTTCGTTAGCAAAAGAAAAGCCTTCCCATTCGGCATATGCGCCGGAAGTCACCAGAAGAATTAATGCAACGATTGCGTATCTCATTTCCTCAACTCCCATGTGGCCCGTACAATGGCCGTGTTGGTTTTCACTGGCGATTCCCCTACCTCATGGCGCACGCCGGTTCCTGCCTCAACCTGTACAGTCTTGGGACAGGCTACGGAGGCACAGCCGGTGAGCAGCAAAATGATTAACGACAGCGGCAAGGACTTAATACGCAACCGCCGCTCACTCTTGAGAAGGGAGTACAGCTTATTCGGGCTAATCCTTGAAGGCGTATAGCCGACCAGGTAGCCAATCTGTTGCAACGCCGCCGCGCATATTTCAGAGCAAAACCATTTCTCTGCCGACTGCCAGCCGATAGGAATTGGAAGGAAGGAAAAACCGATACCAATCATGTCGTATTTCAAACCGTCTTCCCCTTCACAGAACTTGCGAATTTCCTTCTCCTGCGTCTTATTGCAAGGGATGTCGATAAAGTCCCACTCGTCAGGGTCCATAATGGAATCTTTCCAGCGTGTACCACCATCAGACTCGTCAGCGGAAAAACTTTTGCCATCGGAGAAGACAAGTTCCGAATGAGAGTATTTGCCAAAGGTCCAGAAGCAGATGATGCGGCTGTAAATAGTGTGGCACTTCTTGCGGAACGCTATTTTCATAAATCCTCCTTAAAACGAGAACTCAAAGCCCATTTCAAAGCCCCTGTGTTTATCCGCACCGCCAGCCATCACCGGCTGCACCGCGCCGATGTAGGTGCCGCCCTCGCCAGCGGTTAACAGCGCGGAGTTGGTGGGGGTGAAACCGGCACGAACCCATGCCACAAGATCGGCAACAGTTACGCCTGATGGCGTGTCGCTCTGTGTTTTTGTTGTGGCGTTGTAGCCGTTGATTGCAAGCAATTTATTGATAGCGGCAGTGTCTGTTCCGTCCGTGCCTTGCGTAGCACCCCATAATGCAAACCTACGTGTAGAATCTACAAAGCTCGGGTTTATATCGTATCTGTCGTTGGTTGTGCCCCCTACTGAGTCAACATTATAATATGCCAGCGCAGCAGACATACCATTCCACACATTGTAGTCTGACGACGTGATGTTAAATGTATACGTGGCATTGTTGAGCCCAACCGCTCCGTCTTTTGTGCCTGTGCTAACTGCTACGGCCTGTATGTTGTTAGTAATATTAAGTGCGGCGGTATGGTTGCTATTCTCAACCAATACAAGCCCTCCGTATCCATTGCTGTATGTTCCTCCATCAAAAAACACAGTATTGTTTTTGACGTTAGTGGTCCCGGTTGTGCTGCCTATAGTTAAAAATGATCCTGCGCGGCTAATTGTTATATTATTCAATAAATCCAAATTCAGATTGGAACCTGGAGATATTTGATTCGGTTCGGTTCCCCAATATTCAAAAATACTATTCTGTACCGTGGCAGTGGCTGCATTTGTCCCGCCAATCGCTAAACCATGCGAATTAAGCTGTGTTGCTGGGCTGTAAAAGTATGAATCCTCCAAAATAGGCGCTAAACCTGTGGCGGCAATTAGCGCAAAATGAGTACCCCCAGAAGCACCAATGCGGTGTGATACAAATATATTTTTATGCCTGATGCCTCCATAAGAAGTTGCAGGCACATCCCAACCGTCAAACACAGTACCGTCAGTAGTCATACTTAATCCTAGTGACAGACTGCGTTTTGTAGTTGTTTGGTGCATAGTGTTGTGATTCCACATACGCACGTTTGAACCGGGCAAACCTGTATCCCCAAACAGAATATTTCCGGTGAGGTCATAGAAATCTGAGTTGTTTACTGTGATGGGGGTTGTTGCTGGTGTGTAGCTACCGGTGCCAATAGTAACTGCCGCCGTACCATGCCAGGCGCAATGGTCTGCTAAAAACTCGGTAGTGACCGCGCCAACGTCACTCCGCAGACGATAATAGTGCGTACCTGTATTTTGCCAACTGATGTAACTGATCCGCCACGACTGCTTTACATTTGTGATCCCGTAAGTCACAGCCCCAGTTCCGGTAACAATCGCCCATGCGCTAGGTGTTGCATTGCTGCGAATATTGGCGTTGTTGACAACAAAGTTATTTGCCCCCATGGCTAGAGTTGAACCTGCACCGAAAGTGAACGTGCCGTCCTTCCCTGCACCGTTGCCAATGGTAAGCAAGGCAGTCAGTGACGTTGTAACTCCCGGCCCCTGAAGTAGATGCCCCTCAACCACTGTTGCGTAGATGTTTGCACTTAGGTCAGCTGTTACAGTGTGTCCAGTTGACACGACAGCTGAGTAGTTGGCAAATGTGCCTGTACCTGGAACATCTTTGGAAGCGTTGGTACACGTCGCGGAACTCCATGTGCCGAATGCTGACCAGTTGCCAGTTTTCGTTGATGTGCATTTTGCTCCCCAGGCGTTGCCGGTGATGAGAATGAGCAGGATGAGCAAACAATATCGGATTGTACGGTGCATTATAATTCCTCCCTCCATTGGCAATACTTGCAGCACGGCTCCATGCCATGCGCTCCGTTACGCCTGCGATACGGGCAGTAGGTCATGCTACGTGGATCTCCCCGGCCTTCCACTTTGCCTGTACCGTTTTCCACCCGTCATCCTCGACATGAGGTGCATCGTAAATGGTCTTGAAGTAGAAGCCCGATACCATGCCCATCTCCCGCGCAATATCCGCCATCTTCTGCCATACCGACTTAGGAGCTTCCCACCAAATACGGCCATCCCTTCGCAAAGGGGCAAGGTCGGCGGCAAGTCCAAAATTGTGAGCGGATGAACCGGGACGCGCATTCGTAACCACCTTACCCGGTGCTGTTCTCCCTTGCTCGTACAGCTTGAGTTGTTCCGCCATCGTGCGCCGGCCAGAAGTGATGATCCATTTAAGCTGCGTCGCCATCTCCGTTGCTTTTATCAACGCTTTGACTTTCTCTGCGAACTCCGGTTCGAGACTGTCTATTCTGCTCATACTGTTTGCACTCCTTCCAGCCACAATGCACCCATCTGTCATAGTTATGATGTTCGCAGTGGAACATTTTTAGCGTCACGCTTCATCTCCAATAGCTCGTCAACAGCCATTTGCAGCAACAACTCACACCGGTCAATGCACCGCTGTTCTCCCGGACCATACGCCCACTCCCGCGCCATGTGGCAGAGGTTGACGGCTTCGGCTATGGCGAGAGGGACGGCTTTCATTTCGGCGGTATCCAGTTCGGGCAGTCGCGGAGACAGCAGCCGTAACGTTGGTGATGCTCACAGGGGTTGAGACACATAGCTACCTCCTATCTCAGTTGCGCTTCCAGCCGCGAAATACGGTCCTTAATCGCTTGAATATCCCGGTTCAAGTTATCCTGCATCTGCGCCTGTTCTTTGGCTATGTCATAACGCAAATTTGGCACTTGAATGAACGAGGAATAGCCAAGAAGAGTGACAGCGACAGTACCGAGGACGGCGTTGATCTTCATCCACATCAGGATGCCGCTGTGTTCCTTGCAAAGATGCTCTGGTGGCATAGGCGGCTCCTTACGCGTAGTATGTTTTGGGTTTCGGTTTAGGCGCTGGTTTTGGTCTCGGCTTGGTCTTTTTCATGTTACCTCCATTCACAGTGTTTGAAGTTCGTATCATCCCCGCCGTCTCTAGCTGGTGGCGTTTGCGGGGTTTATGAGCTATTGGAATAAGCAGGATATAATTACGTAAACTAGAAATACCAACAGTGGGACGGAAACGCCTATTATTCCTATCGTCATATTACCTCCTACAGTTATCACCAGTGTGCCGTCCAACTCCCTGGTGTCCCGGCGGTGGTGCAGCTATACATTTTGTTGTCGCTGCTGTTAACGTAGGTGTCTCCAAGTTCACAGCTTGCGGGGATAGCTATCGGGACAAAACGGACAACGCCATTTTCTTTTATCCGCATCCGCTCGGTCCGTGTCGTGCTGGTGTTGGGAACTGTGCGGAAAATCATATCGCCACCTAATGCTGTGGTGGATTGCGCCTCGGTTGCCAGCATGTATATATCGCCGGAGGCTCTGTTAGCCGGTGAGCCTGATGTATCCCTTGCACCAAAGGTCACATATCCAAGACGCTCCCCTGATTTGGGCATTCCGTTTGTACCGTTGGAGTTGCCACCCTGAATGACTATCCCCCCCCCGCCCCCTGCTCCAAGGTCGGCCCCGATAACTCGGGTGGCTATTTGCGCAGAACCTGCCGTTGCGCCCTTTGATTCAATAGAAAATATTGGTGATGTTGTACCCACACCAGCATTTCCTGAGAGGTACGCATCACTGCCAGTCGCTACCCAATTACCACCGGTTTGATCGGTGCCGCAGGTGTAGGTTTTGGTAGTTTCGTCGTACAGGAGTTTGCTGGTGGTCGCATTATCGCAGTCAGGGACAGGATGTTTTATAGCTTGCCACCCTGCCGCAGCCCCTTCGCTGATAAAAGAAGCTGTACCTGTTGAGGGAATGCGCCACTCTAGCCCCGGCGTATCATCTATGTACCCACTCGCCGCAATAATATCCTGGGCTGCCCCTGAACTGTTTTTCACTGTTATAATTTTCCCGGCAGTGCAATCCGCCGGTAAAGTTGTATCTGCCCCTGCTGCTCCGCTAGTTATAAATACAGTGGTATGCGAACATGAAACCGTACCGCCAGCAGCTATTGAAGCTAGGCTCACAGCACCGCCATTGTTCCAAAGTTCCGTGACGGTCTTTGTGGTTGTCCCATCAGTAAGGCTCCCGGACATTTTGACATTACCTGTAACGTCGAGGGCTTCATCAGGAACTCCCAAGTCGGTAGGAGCACCTGAATTAATCCCTATTTTCACTTTCCCATAAATAGCCCTTAGTGTTTCTCCGAAGTTGCTTGAGCCGTTTTCCTTAGCAAAAAGGCTGAATCTGCCGCCACGGTTGTTGGCTGTTGCTCCGTATTGCGAACCAACTACGGCAACAGCGCGAGTATTAGATGCACCGTCGGAAAACTGAAACATGCCAATACTTGCCCCATCAGCGTCGGCGGCGGCAGTCTGAAACTCCACCACCCCGGCCCCAGCACCGCCTTTTATGGCTAAGTATGCGCGGTTAGTATCTTCCGAAATCACCGATGCTGCGCCGACAGCAATACTGTTACTGTCGAGCTGTTTGAGAATTCCGCCACCAAAAGAGCCGGCATCGTTTATCTGATAATCACCAGAAGACCCGGCAGGAGTGCCTGCCCCTCCCGCGCCGATTGCTGTACGTACTGCTTTTTCAGTTGGTATGGCGGTGTCGGAACCGGGACTGCCGACAGTGGTAACAACACTCAATCCGCTTTTCAAGCTATGCCCGTCTTCACCATCCCATTGAGGAATGTTGTTATTTACTGAACTCATAGGTGCTTGCACGGCGTTGTAATAAATGCGGTTGGTCTTACCATTAACTGTCGTAGTATTAAGGCCTGCGACACCGACATCCGCCGTATGGATAACCCCAGCAACCGTGACATTCGACCATGTATCCCCACCATCAAACTTGACAGCAAACTCCCCTAGGTCGGTTGCTACGTTGCTTATCAATATCTTGTTGGCATAACTGACAGTGCCATCCCCTGCGTTGCTAAACAGAACACCCCCGCCACATCCAGACGTGGTGCAGGTATGCGCCGTATGTACGTTGTTGATGATTATGTCGCCGAGGTTGGTTCCTGCTGCGTACACTCCGGCAATAGTGGTCTTCTTGGCGTTGATATTGGAAAAGATGTTGTGCGGCCCGATGCCGGTTGACCATGCCCACCCTTCGGGGGGCGCTTCGGTTGAGCCATCCAGCCAGAGGACTGTTTCGATAGTCTTGTCAGTGACGAACTGAGAGAAGTAATCACCGTCATTATCAGCCCACTCTGCAATGAGGTTGTCAAATAGGCTGAACCCTACAGAGTTGGCTTTGATACCACGCAAGAAGCCATAAACTTTGACGTTTTGCACCAGCGGATACCATGAAGAATGGACGTTGATGCCAATAGAATCGGTCTTTGTGGCGGCAGTGCATTCAACAACAATGTCCTTTACCACCTGGTTGTATCGTGCATTGGCCGAATAGGCAGAGTTGACCCCATGACGCTTGTGCATAGAAGCTGTCCCGGTATCGGTTTGAGAACTCCCCGCCGTAACCGTTAAAGTGTCAGCGGTTGGCACGGTTGCAACAGCGTAATACCCTTCGGTGATGGTGATACCTACGGCTTCGTGTAGATATATGGTTTCCCCAGCCTTTGCCCCGTGGCCGGTAGCAGTGACAGTGATTGTGGTGCCTGACTGAGAAAGTGACGCGGAGTATTCAGGAGCTTGCTCTATAAATTCGATGCCAGTTGACCATGAAAAATCGCCTACTTGTATCGCTCCATTTGTAATAACACTTGGAGACTTAAAGCGAGTGCCGCCGTATGCCGCGCCGATAATGCCAGATTTCGATACATCAACAGTAATCGCCCCGGTGTGGTAGTAAGTGCCGGGAGGGAAGAAAACATAGCCGTCATCAAGGGCGGTATTTATGTATGCAGTCAAGTCAGTTGTCCCACTGCGGTCATAAATGCCAGCATGGAGATTGGAAGGTATGTAATCCATGACATTGACGGTCAGTGCGTCTTTTACTGGATACCGCGCATCCCCCCGCGCGTCGGTGTGGTACTGGGGGTGATCGTCGGCGGTTTTGTGGGCGGAGGTGTAGGAAGTGAAAGATGCTTTGGTAAGCCGGTCAGTGGAAGTGTAATTGACAAAAGCAGTATTCAGCCCCTTACCCTGTTCCGCGCTTAACGGTACAGCCGTTCCCCCTGCCGTCAGATTATTGACCACATCGTTAACTTCCAGTATGGCGCTTTCGAGGTCGGAAAGGTAGGCGAACTCAACCGCACTCGGTCCCGTTTCGCCCTTGTACTTGCTAGCATTGACGACGCCCGTTCCTGAGTAAGTCAACGTCCCGCCAGAACCAAGCGTCATCGTTGAAGACGTGTTTGTTCCCCCGCCCACCGTGTCGAAGGTCGGACTTGAACCAGTCAAGTCATCCCGCCATGCCGGATTCCCTGAGGCATCAGTCTTCCAGACCTTTGAGGCGTTTCCTGCCCCTGAAGTCACTACACCTGCCGCCGTAAATGAGTTTGAAGGAATGGTCGAAGACGTATGATTGTGCGTGTCGTCTCCTACGACAATGGCCCCATACGTCCCTGAGACATCGCCGCCAAAGGAAGCTGATGTGCCTATCTTCCCGGTAAACTGCGTCTGGACTGAAGACGTTACCCCGCTCAGATAGCTCAATTCAGTCGAGGTCACAGAAGACGTTGCGACTTTCCCTGAAGTGTTCGAAACAAGCGCCCGACTCGCAGTGAGGTCGCTCCCGGTGATAGTCGTTGCTCCCCCGGTTACGGTCGCCTGTTTCGCATTGAGCGCGTTCTGAAGATCGGTCTGGTCGCTTAACGTCCCGGTGATCGTACCCCATGACCTGTTTGTAGCAGTGTATTGCGAAAACGTCGTTACCGTCACTCTGTCCTGACTTGTGTAATTTGTAAAGGTTTCAGCGGAGACACCCGACCTGTCGATGGAAGTATAGGCGGTGAAGACTGAGGTATCGACCTTGTTGCCAAGCGCCTCATTCAAGTCCGTCTGGTCACTCAGCGTTCCGGTAATGCTTCCCCATGTTCCCGCCCCGCCAGCACGTTCAATCGAGGTATACGCGGCAAATATCGAAGTCAGGAGCCTGTCTTGTGAGGTATACGCGGCAAAGGTCGCTTCATCGAGTTTCCCCGCGACACTCGCCGCCGCATTAGGCCGATGTTTGTAGGCACTCGATGCATTGATGTAGACCAAGGCACCATTGTCATCGCCAGCAGTCGGAGCTTCGACCCGTTTCCCCTGGATCTTGTTGGCATCAGTCTTCGCCGGCAGTGCGACTCCTGCCCAAACGTGAGGGAGGATTTCAACACAGGCGATAATCCCAAAAGCTGCGATGATCGGTAAAGTGCCGCGTTTCATGCGTTACCCCTTGATGATGTCCAGTATTTCGACAGCGGTTACTTTGAAGCCAGCCAGGTCAGAAACGTCCTTGACTTTCGGCAGCGCAGGCTTGTTGCCAATAGGCTTTCCGTAAGACTCGACAGGAATCTTTGCGATTGCGGCCTTGATAATTTCCAGGCGCTTGATTTCCTCGCCAGAAGGCGCTTTTGTTTCCTGTGGCGGTACTACTATGTCTTTTACTTTTTCCGCAGCCACAGGAGCAGGAGCTTCTTCGGCTGGCATCTCATACGGTTCCATGTCGTCACGATTCGCTTTGAACGGAGAGAAGGGATAGACACGTCCGGTCGTGGTCTGCTTCAGGTACTTCGGTGGGTTTAAAAGATCGATTTTCATTGCTGCCTCCCTTAATTTCATAGGTTCCTTGTAGTTCACTCCGTATTCAGGAGGAACATCAGACATACCAGTTGTTTCGCCATTAGTTACGATGGTTGCCATTGTTACCCTTGAGTAATAGCGGTGAACTCACAAGACAGACGAGTTCCCTTGTTGCAGTAAAGTCCGGTTGTCCCGGTTGATACGTTCGTATCGATGAACAGGCAGCCCTTAGCAAAGCCGACTCCCGCGTTGGTCGGGACAGTCGTGCCGGTTGCCAGCAGGATGTCTCCCAGGTCGTCATAGATTAGCGTCTTGATGCGCTGTCCACCCTTGAGGTCAGGAACGCCGCCTAATTGGATTGCGTCAAATATCTTGCTCATCGGGAATCTCCTTTTGTTTGGTTGCTCAAATCAGGGGAGAAATTGCTTTCTCCCCGTCTTTCAACAGTCAAACTTAGTAGGCTCTCAAAAGCATGTAATTCAGCTTATGAGCCGTGGATGGATCGGCAGTCATCGTCACAGTCAGGGTATTGGCGGTGACTACTGCCGACTTGATCGTGTCGGTGTCGTTGGTGGTGTGGTAGTGGACAATCGGAATGTCAGTTACCAACGCTCCCGAAATGGTGATTGCTTCCGCAGCGGCCCCACCAACAGTCGTATGTGTCCCGGCTGCAACGATGTAGTGAGTCGGTTTGAAACTGCCACGCGGCCTGAAGACTACGTAATGGAGTCCGTGAACCGTCGAAGGATCTGCCGACATGGTAACGGTGATCTTGCCGGCACCAGCAGCCACTGCGCGAATTGCATCAGTGTCGTTTGTCGCTGAATAAGTCGCAAATGCGAGGTCTGTCGCTACCACCCCGGCAATCGTGATGTCTTCAGCAGCCGCGCCCCCGGCAGTCGTGTGGGTTCCAGCCGCCACGATGTCCCAATTCGGAGAGATCCCGTTTCGCAGAGTTGCCACGTTGTACACATGGTCGGTAGAAGGATCGGCGCTTTCGGTAATCGCAAGAGTCGCGTTAGTCAGAAGTTGAGCGCAGATTGTCACAGGAGACGCCCCTGCGGTCTTGTGCTCAGTGAAGGTAAGATCACCCGGCCAGAAAAATTCAGGCATGGCAATTGACTCAGCCGCATCACCACCAGCAGAAGCGACATAACTGAGAACGTTGTGGACCCCGTACCCAAGTACCGGGCCTACCGGACGGAACTGACAGGACGATGCAGTGCCGTGATTTCTCCATTCAGCACACTGACCGGTACTTGCGTTGGTCTTGACGAACCGGCACCCAACAGCGTACCCGGCTGTAGCGTCTGTCGGAATAGTGGTGCCCTCCACAAGAAGGGCATCATCCCGAACGTCGAGTTGGAGGACGTTGTGGGCAGAAGTACCGTCACCCTGCAACGTCATGGTTTCAAATATCTGTCCCATGCTCTCCCCCTTAGCTCATGTCACAAACGAGCATTTTCACCAGGACGGTGGGATTCGTGGTAGTCGTGCCGGAACCGACAGCGGCGACGAGATTGACCAGAACATCAGAAGTCCCGACACCAAGAGGAAGCAGGACGGTCGCATTCCCGCCTACGGCGACAGTGTTGACGGTCAGCATGTCGGCAGTCGCGGAAATGTCGGTCGTCCCGAAACGGAGCTTCAGGGTCGAAGTCCCGCCAGCCCCGACGTTGGCAACCATAATTTTGATGCGGGTTGCAAGAATGACGTGATTCGCCGGCAGGGTGAAGAGATTGATGATGTCTGCATTGGCGATCTTCGCGGAAAGAAGAGTGTCGAGATCAAACGTCTTCTCGATCATGAACGGCTGATTCGCCTGAGAACGGGCAACAACTGCCTCAGTGCTCACGGCGGTCGTAGTCGAAGGATAAGCTGCCATAACTATGTCTCCTGTAAAAGTTGCCCCCTCCTATGAAAGCGAGGGGGGAAAGAGATTAACCTTTGACGGCGTAGCAGACACCCAGGGAGGTCGGCTTGACGACTTCATAGCCGTAGACCTGAAGGCCGTCCATGATGGTGGCGAAGGAATCGGGATCAGGGAAGGTGCGGTTTTTGATGAGTTGGGAAGCAAAGGTCAAAGCAGACTTGTGACCGAAGACCACGTTCCAGCAGGTCATCGCACCGTCAGTAACCCCGGCATAGTTGTTGGAGGCGTAGAGGTCGAAGTTGGAAATCTGACCTTTGTAGCCGTTACGAATGACCTTGTTGGTCTGGTCGCCGGTTACATCGGCCCTTCTGAGGTCGCCTTTGTTGAGCAGGTTGAACCACCACTCGGGAAGAACCAGCCAGCGGTCGGTGTCGGGGCAGTCCTGTTCGGAGATGACGGAGCACATGTCCTGAATCACGTCCAGCGCATTCGCTTTGGTGATGACCACAGGGGTCCCAGTAACGCCCATGTTGTAGGACGCGGAGATTTTGCCGGCAGTCGCACCGGTATTCAAAGCAGAAGCGTCGGCATCGATTGCGTTGAGAATCGAACGGTCGATGGAAATGGCAAGCTGTTTGCCGCCGTCTTCGGCCCAGGCAGCCATTGCGTCGATGTCGTTCTGGATCTTGTCGATGTCATCGATGTTGAGGGCGTAGGCTTTCGCCTTGTCGATCAACAGCTCAACGGTCGAGGATTCGGGAGTCTGCCGGTGCTCACGCAGCGACATACCTTTGACGTAATCAAAAATAGTCACGTCGGGGCGAGTCCGGATGATAACTTTATCGCCCTGTTTTGAGATGCTTCCCTCGTACTTGGAATTGGAGATGTTGGCAAAGACGGTGGAGAGATAGAACTTCTCCAAAAGTTCCATCGCGTAAATTGCCGGGGTGTAAACGCTTGCTCCCGAGCTGGAAAGATCGGGATAACCTGCTACTCGATTGACAGACATTGTGACTCTCCTTAAACCAGTCTGCCCTCTGCCTTAGCTTGCAGAAATTCCCGCTTCTTCGCCTCGTACTCCTGTTCTTTCCCACGGTACAGACCTCTGGAAAAGTCCTGATACAAGGCTTCAAGGTCGGTCATTTTCATGACGTTCCCCTTGTTGTTCTCAATGATCGTCTGAGCGCCACCGCCTGTCTTTGCAGGTGCGGCCAGATGAGCGGGTATTTCTCGCTTCACAGGGGTTTCCGGTAGTTTGATGGTTGATTTGAAGCGGTTGATGATGTTCGCCATGCTGTGAATGTCGCCTTCGTAAGCTGCTTCCTGGAACGCTTTCAGTGCAAACGTCTCATTGAGCCAGCCGACAAAAGCAGGGTCTACGTTGATGCCTCGTTTGACATCGATCCAGTCGGTGCAGAGTTCGTGGAGTTCCCGGTGGAATCGTTCTTCGGCAGTCTCGGCCTCGTTCGAGTTCATTCTATCCTCGACGGGCTTGACCGTATTTTGCGCGGCCAGGATCGACATTTCGGCTTGACGTTCGGCATAGGTCTGTCCAAACTCCGCGAGGTAATACTGATAGGTATCCGATTTACGAATCTCATCAGTGACGTGCGGCGAGCGGTACAGCGGTTTGCCTTCGTCATCAGTCTCAGGGACCGATGCCGTTTGCAGTTCGATGATCTGGCGCTGAAGGTTGGTGATCTCGTTGGTCAATGTCGCAATCTTCTCGTCCTTTTCCCGATTCCACGAATGGAGTCGGGGGACTTCAGAGTTGTACTTAGCCAGCAGCGTTTCGTACTTCTGGTCGGGAGGAACCTCGACAACGGGAGTCTCGACTTCAGGGGCCACTTCGGGAGTCCCTTCGGTTTCGACTTCTGGTGTCGTGTCAGTCTCGCCGGCTAACGCTTGAAGACGCTCCTGTTCCAACTTGATCAACCTTTCCTTTTCTTTTCTGGCTTTCGTTGCTCCGTCTTCCATTTACTGCCTCCAAGGGGCGCTTTTAAGCGAATCCCAATGTTAAATGCCGGGGCCGGAGGGCCGGAGTCCCGGTCAGAATGTCTTGCTCATGTTCACTGTCTTACTGGTTGCTTCCTTCGCCTTGAGACTCTGAAAGTTGTTCAAGGCGTTGTCGATTTCTTCAATGATCTCTTTCAGGATTCTCCGTTTTCCGATTGCGACGTTCGCCACTCTGTCTGAAGCGGCATTGTCGATTTCTTCGCTGGCATCTTCCTTCAGTTTCAGAAGGTGCTCGTAGAAGCGCGAATCCTTGAGTTCGTTTAACTCGCCTAGAAGTCTCGTGTCGGTTATCAATATGATTCCTCGTACCAGAACAGCTTGAGATGTACGTTGACTGTCGCGGCACCGTTGTTAGTAACCTTGATGAAATATTTGGTTCCAGGGTTGAGAACAATTTCGTTTTCGACAATAGCCCCCGCCCCTGTCTTGCTGATGCCGACTCCCGTTCCACCACCGAGAAAGTCGGAGTCGATCTTCAAGGTCGGATTCGGCGTCGTCGGGGTGTGGAAAAAGGTGCTCACCATCGCACTAGCTACCGGGTTGTACCGATGCCTGTTGACCGGCGTCAGTCCCGTTCCATTCGCTGCGACCGTCCCGCCTTCGTACATCTCGACATCGACATTCGGGCCATCACTCGTCAACAGCGAAGGCTTGAAATGCACCAGCCCACTGGCGATTGCCGGAGTCACGAAGTAGAGAAACGCCGTCCCTTCCGAGGCGATGTTGACAAACTTGTGCGTCACCGTGAAAGCGATTTTCTGATGGATGCCGTGATGGTCCTGAGTGATAACCACCAGGTCATTTGTTAAGGCATCGACCTTGACGACTTCAGGAATCCCGTTTTCGTTATCGCCGGTCATTATCATGCCGCTAACCCCTGCATATCAGCCCCACCCGCAGGATTCCCCGCAGGGTCTAAGGTCTGAGGCGCGGGACCGGGAGACGGCCCGTTCATGCCTGTCGGAGAACCACCCATCGGAGAGGAACCTTTCTGCTGCAACTGAAGAAGTTGCTGTTTCTGCTGTTCCTCGATTTTCGCCATGATCTCCTTGAGTCCGTTTTCATCGGGGATGATGTCGTCAACCGGAATATCGAGTCCTTGCAGCGCCACCTTGAGCAATTTTGCTCTGCCGGGTATACCCATGATTTGCGAGTCTATCGGGTTGTTGGTAGCGGCAAGGATCTCGTTCGTGCGAACGGTCTTCTGTTCCTTCGCCATGAACCCTGCGGAACCCCTTGCCACGACTTTCGCATCTCCCTTGATGCTTTCGTCGGCGTCGTAGAGCATGTTGAAGTCATAGGTCCGAGAGACACAGCCGGAGAAGACGCGATCAATGTGAGCGATTGCTTCCTTGATGTTTCGGGAAGCGGAAGTCATGAGCATGGACAGGCCGGAAGACGTAGACCCTGCACCGCCAATGCTGGTATTGCCGTAGGCCCACCGGGGAATGCCGGTCTGATCTTCTGCGATGGTTGACCAGACTTCCAAAACGGCCTGAAGCTGTTGCACGACGATAGGAATGTTGTAGACTCTGACGGCGGGGGCTTCCAACATTTGAGCGTTGGTTGACTGAAAGATTTTCCAGGGGTGTAACTTTTCGTTTTCACCACAACGGTCGGTGTTGACTTCAATAATCGGTCCTGAAGCCAGCATTGCATTGTTGGCAATCGCCCTACCCGCGACATTCGCCTGGTGCTGCGCATCTGCCATTAACTCAGGAACGCCCTTACCCCAAAAGGAACCGGGAACGCGGTGATAGGAGTCTACTGAGTACGGCTTTCGCCCTAATTTGTCGGGATTGAGAATTGCTCTGATGACATACGACCCGACCATGATAGCGTTGATTTCGTACTCTTCTTCAGGGTCGAGGTCTTTCATGCCCCAATCTAAAAGCATCGAGCCGGGAACCGATCCCCAAAATTCCAGACCGTCCATCTTGTCCGACTTGTAAAGGGAGTCGGTGGAACCGAAATCGAACATGGCTCGTTGAGAGTCGATTGAAAGCTGTTCTCTCTTTCCTCCAACGCCGTACTCACGAATGACGGTCCTGATGTTCTCTTCCGAGTAGCCAGGGACGCCGATCATCTCCCAAAGACCTTTACGAGTCAGGGGGATTCTCTCGATCAAATAACCGTCATCGGGATTTCTCGAATCAGGGGCGGGATAAAGGTCAAACGGGGAAACTCGTTCGTAAGTAGGGCGCAAACTTGCTTCTGCGCTTATTGACCAATCCGCACCGTTACGCACCCATTCAGGTTTTTTGGTGTAGCGTATTACCGGACCCTTGATGATGCCGGCCTTGAGTCTTACGAAGTCCGAGACAAAGGCCCACTGTGCATCATGAAAGCCCCCTTCGGTCATCTGGTCGTCTATCTTCTGCGACATTCTCGCGCAACGTCGGACGGCTTCTTCCTGCACTTCCCTCAGAGCCTTGTCGCGTTTCGTGGTTGCGTATTCCCTGATCTCGTCCTTGATGTCGGAGAGGTTGAACATCTCCCCAGCCTGCATGATTTGAGCTAAGACTTCCTGATAAACCATCTCAGTCTCGTTCATGATTTCGGCTTCGAGGTCAGGAGAGAGTTGCGCTAACGGAGTCGGTTGAATCGTCCACGGCTTGTCGTCTATCGGTCGGAGGATGTCGTTGATCCACGTTTCCGCCGCTCTACAGAGTTTCGCGGTCAAAAGGACGTAGACTTCAGACCCGCCCATTTCCCTGATTGCCGCCAGAACATCAGCTTCGTAGATGCCGTTATCCATTCGAAGATTTCTAAGCATCTGCTGTTCAATCGGCTGCTTCGCCATTTTCGCAGCGTCCCAACATTTGGCGATGTATCCAGAAAGGGGAGAGATGATAGGGTTGTCTTGCGGGGCAGGGGTCTTGGAGGCTTGTTCGGCAAAGACGGCGCTTGGAGGTCTGATTTTATGAAATCCGATGCTTGATACGCCGTCGATTGCTTGTGCCATGTTGTTACTCCAAAAAAGAAAGGGCCGGATAGCGTCAAGTTCCCTTGATTACCATCCGGCCCTCTCGTTCAATCATCCTCCACCATCGAGGAGGCGACTTTAAGATTCCGAAAATTATTTGTCGGGGGTTCTTTCTACCCCCAAAGTCACCGGTTTCCTATGCCTTTCGGTCACAGGCTCAACCCCGAAGGGTCACGCGGCTCGTCAGTGCTGCCGCTATGGGGCGCCCAACCGGAACCCTCGCACATAAAGGGCTTGCGCCCTCACCTTATAGTCTTGGAAACCGATACCTTCGCATCCTGAATACCTCCTTGTGACACGTTGACAAGAATCATAATCTCGCCTGTATGCGTCACAGGCATCTCACCTTCTCTTTTCAAGTCCTTTAGCAAATTAATTAACCACAAGGGCTTGTTCATGAAAATTACCAAAACACACAAAGAAGACATTTGTCAAGTTTTATTTCGACTTGCAGCAACAAGCTCTTCTATCAGCCGTGCGTGTCCTTTGCCGTTATCATACTGGACACGCGCCATAGACCCAGACATGCCCTTGAGGTTGTCAATGGCTTTAGCCGCTCTTTCTAGGAGGTCGGATTCTTCCCCAAACTGACATTTAAAGGGGTCGTTATCTTTGCCGCAAAATTCGCATTTCCAATTCATGTCCGCCTCCGATGGAATAGTTGTTATGACCACTTTCCCATTATCATTTCTGTGAGTTCGAGCCGCTGCCCTTTCAGCCGCACCTTGTCAGGACGGAGATGCACCAACTCACCACGATACTTCACGGTAATATTGGTTTCGGTCAAACGCTCAATCTTCCCCTCTCGCGACGAAAATTGGATTCTGCTTTTCCCGCGACGAGTGCAGTGTACCCAAGTGACCCGATCTCCCACCTTCATAATTAACTACCCCCTCAGCTTATCTATCTCTGCCCACAATTTTGCATTCTCATTCAAAATGCTTTGCCGGTTAGCTCTGATCGTCTGGATTAGCGCCTCTTGCGCTTTTACCTTCTTCTGTAAAGCGTCAATCGCTCCTTGCTGTGGATAAAGCCAATATAGAATTGCACGTAAGACTCTTTTAAAACCTTCTTTAGTCATTTGATGTCCTCGATGAATCCCTTGAGTGATGCCGTAGTCAAGCCCCCCCTTCCCCCCAAGCATAGAAGTGCTTAGAAAGTAGGTTCGGCAACTACGGCATCAACGAGAACCGCGCATTGTGTCCTGCGAAGTTATCCTCTCGCTTATCCGCTCACAGACCCGTTGGTACGGCACCGATACTTTGGTGGCCTTGACGCCCTCTGTGATTCGTCTAGGTCGGTGCTAGCCAATCCCCGCTTATTCACCGTCGCACCATAACCCCCACTGATACGGCATACAGTAAGGATAAGGAAACCCCCTTGGGGAGACTTTTACAATCGACCAAGAAAGTAAGTAACGCCCAAGGGGGTTAAACGGCAAATGCCGGTGCAGCTATTTAGTTTTAGGTTGTTACTCACTTACTCTTGGTCTGCCGATTAAATACCCCCAAAGATTATTCGTTGTCAACTTTTATTTTCATTCCTGATGCTGTCGAGGATTTGTCTGTCGATGTCATTCGCAATTTGCTGTGCTGCTTGCCCATAGTAGGAGTCCAGCATTGATTGAGCGTAGTTATTCGGCTTGTGTATACTCTTATACTTCCAATCATACGGTATATTCGGCTTCACACTAACCTTAACCTCATCCCCAATCTCAATCGTGATCTTATCCGCCTCTGCTACGTCAATCCCCTCCATACGCATCATCACAGACAACGCAGAGAGTAATTCCTTACCTGACTCGATCTGCATCTTCTGGAAGGTTTCGAAAGAGATGGTGATGGAGGTCGGTTTCGGGGGAGGTCTGTCAAAGTTCGGCGGTGAATACTGGTTCATGTAGGCTTCATATTGCTTGCGTGTAGCTTCAGCAAGCGCCTGTTGCTTCGCATGCTCTGTTGCAGTAATCATATAATCTTCCGGCTTCGCGCCAATGCCAAGTATTTTATCGCGCATTGAGTGCCATGGTCCTAGAGGCGAATCATTCTGTTCATCATGCGCTTGTTTCAATGTCTTCCTGCCATCACGGTTGTCGTAGGTCATTCAAACCTCGCTTTCTTGTGAACCATCTTCGTATAAGCGCCGAGTTCGCGTTCACTGACCTCGACTACAATCCTTCGCAACGGGACAGGTTGGCCTATCGGTACTTCCGGCAAGTCTTCGTGACGCAGGATCATCACGTGGTCAAAGAAACCTCTGTCGTCATTCCATATATCAGAGACAGGCATGATCCTCAATATCTCTGCTCCATGAGGCAACGGCATTCCTTCTTTCGCAAGGTCTGAGGCGCTGATGTAGACGCGACAGATGCAGCGTTCGTGTGTTTTTGAGTCAGTCATGGCAAACGTTCCTCCTGTGCATCGTCAAAATACGAATCATCAAAAGCTGTCTTGAAAACTGTTGGGGAAAGTGGCGCGGCAAATATCTCATAGAAAGATTCTTTTGCAACTTTGTTCGCTTCTTTGAAAGGATCATCAGTCATACCGTCTCCCCCGTAAGTCTCGCATAGACTATCGCTGCGGTTATATCTTCGTCGGTTGCGCCAATCTGTCGTAATGCGGCACGTTGCCAGTCGCCTGACCAGGTAGGGATGTCGCCAACCTTTACCATCACGTCTTCTTCTACCTCGGTCACAAAATACCTCGCATGACCAAACCTATTAGAGTTTTGAGGAATCACGTACACTACTCCTTTGAACTCAAGCACCGGCTCTATCTTCGGATGCCATTTCAAGGGATTGCGCGTCAAAACGGCAAATCCCATTCTGGCTTGACCCGCACCACGTTTCCACTGAAGTCGATGTCGATTCTTAGCCCGTCATGATGCTCTAAGTCCACCCCATGCAACCTCATCTGCATCTTCAGCGTCGTGATTAACGCTTCCGGTGTCTCGCAGGGGAGTTTCATGAAGTCGTGGAGCGGGATGTGCAGCGTGTTTTGAGACGTGGGCCATTTGCGTTTAAGTTCTTCTTTTGTCATCGGCTTGACTGTTTGGTATCCATAGATGTTCATTGCAACGCAGCCCACTGGTCATTTCTGAGAATGGCGCATACTTGAGACTCAGACAGTCCGTATTGTGCTCCAATCACCTTTGATTTTACAGAGCGCCCTATCCTGCGTATCTCTCGAACTTCATCCAACGTCAATTTAGCGCGACCTCCGCGACCTTTCACAACCATATCCCTCATGTTATCGGTATGAGTGCCAAGGAAAAGATGGTCTGGTTTCACACAGCCGGGATTGTCGCACTTGTGCAGTACGTGTAAGCCTTCCGGTACTGGCCCAAAAGTAATTTCCCAAGACACTCTATGAGCTTTTAGATTTTTGCCTTCAATCCCAAAAATGCCATAACGATCTTTATATCCAGTCCATTCCCAACACGTATCGGTTTTATTGACTTTGCTCCAAAACCTTACTTCTAGTGGCACTTTGGGATGATGGCTATGGATATACCTCATAGGCTCTCCCTTAACCTGCCCATTTCTGGCCCGGCTACAGTCGTTTTCATACCGCAGCCGCAATGACAATAACCATAAGGGATGTCAGACATTAGCCGCGCTCCCTTTTCTCGAAATAGAGATCCAGGGCGCGTCTGATAATTTCTGACATGGTTTGTCCGGTAGATGCTTTTTCTTGTTTTAGCTTGTCGGTGTAGTTCTTTGGCAGGCTAATTGTTTGGTTCATGCGCTTGCTCCTTTGTGGGCAGATGTAATTCACAAGCGCACTATACGTAACGACTAATCAAAAGTCAAGCTAATTTCATACACCCCCCCACCCCCCCCTATTACCACCTGAACTTCTACCTTCTTTAATATGAGATGGTTTCGGACGTTGAGGGATTGGGACCTTTAGGCGTAAATACTTGCCAATGGCTATGGAAATAACTCTATCATCGTGCCAACCTTGTTCAGCTTCTTCTTTCGATCCACACTTTTTGAAGCCAAGCATTTCGCTGAATGTTTCGGCGCAATTTATGCCGTGAGTCCCTTCGATACACTCAAGTTTGAGAGTGTCAAGGATCTCGGTTCTTGTCTTGGAACTCGTTACCCATCCCCACCGTTTACGTGGTTTGCCTGGCGGTTCAGGGACCATCTCCATGTGGATTCTAGGGTATCCGGAGTCAACTATTTCGGTGACAGTCGTAAGGCCATGGTTGTTGCGCTCAGGGGCTAAATACGCCACGTTATATCTTCTACCAAGAGACACCAGTATTTGACCATATATCTTGGGAGGCCATTTGCCATGGAGATGGGCCACTTGTTCGCCTGTCCGGTGGTCTATAACATCAGCCGAATCGAAATCTCCGCTTTCAAGACCTTCGGCCACGTCAGCACTGATGATATACGATGCTCCGACTTTAGGTTCTTGCCACACACGGAGTTCTCCGTCTTCTTTTGCGTACCATACGCCCGTTGACGGCATACACGAATAACGTACTTTGGGCGGTTTTGCTGCATCTCTAAAAGCCGCAATCTTTTTGTTGTCAAAAACTGGAACTCCAGTTGAAAGAAACGCCTCTTCTGGTGTAGAAGGGTGCATTTCGTTAAATTTCTCAATAATGCCATCGGCATCATTATCAATCGTGTATCTGCGCCAATACATCTGTTCGTCATCTAAATTGAACTGAGTTTTTATTTCGATCTCTTCTTCTGTTAAAACAAAATCAGAAGGTACAAGCATCCTATTGAGTTCAAAAATAAACCAGGGAAAGAAGACTGCCGTGTAGTTATTTGACTTATTGGCAGATTCGTTGATTTCCTCTTCGACCATTGGTTCACCGTTATCGTCCAGCCTTTTCACAAAATACCTAAAGCGGCACCCCCAAAATCTTCGGTATACTTCCCCCCCAACGCCGTCTGCTGTGCCTTCAATCACTACTTCTGTACCTGGTTCGGGAGGTACGCATGGCAGTACAGCCTTAATCAGACCTTCTGCATTTTCGCGGGGCAGTTTAAAGGCATCAGATATATGCAGTCGATGCACTGCTTGCCCTGAACCAACATCATCTTTACCGCCAGTCGCAACACGAAAAGCAGAATCAAGGCCCGTTCCTTGTGCGTTGTTGAACTCTAAAAGACGGGCATTGTTGGCGAGGACATCTGGCCTTTCTTTTGCCGGGATATTGTTGTGGAAGCGTTTGACCATCTTGAAAATGAACTCACTCGCAGCAGGTTCGTGTGTAATTTGCATGCAATATGTGCTTGGATTGCTCGTAACATGCTGGTAATTTTTCCCAGAAAAAAGCGTTGTTATGCCCTGCCGCCTGCCTTTCAAAATAACCACTCTGACCAAACGGCCTTTGGCTATGATTTTTCTTTCAATCTTTTCATAAAGTCGTTGTGGACCGTTAAGTATGAAACGCTCAAAGCCGCCTCCCTCCCTTGGCTGCACCTTGAGCTTCGTCCTGGCGTATTCCTCAAAATCCACGGACATCTTCAAGTCAGCGATCAACTCCGCTATCTGATCGGCACTGAGGTCTTCGAATTGTTGAAGGGCGTTAGTCATGTTACAACCTGAAAAGATTTATGATATTCATGATACCAAACACCACGTTGATAATTATATTGAATACGCCAAATCCAACTATAAAATCAGTTGGTTCTCTTCTTATTAAAACAACTTGCAACACAATCAAACCTGCTTGCAACAATATCAAACCGACTAGAAAGATATAATTCATTCTCCAGCCCCCTGTTGTTTCATCTCAAGCATCTTCTGAAGATCCGCCAACATGCTCGGATTCGCCTTGACCTCTGCGATAAGCTGGACTTTCTGCTCGTACTTGAACTCTTCGATGACAACCTTCTTCTCCGGCATCGCCTGTTGCGCCTCCGCAGCAAACTTTGCCGCGTCCATTCTCGCTCGATGGTCGGGATACATCTTGATGACTTCCTTCGTCACCAGTTTGCCGTCTTCAATCGTCGTTTCCCGCCCTCTGAACGCCTGTTCAGCATTCATCGCGTCGGCTACAACCGTAGCAATCTTCTCGACCCCCGCGTTTTTAAGAGCAAGGAGTTCCTGTAGACGGAGGTTGTTGCTAGTCTTTTCCTTTACCTTTTCAAGAGTCGTTGTCACCTTATTCGCTATCGTCGCATCTTTGCCTATAAGACCCGCTGCTTTGGCTTTTTCCAGCCGTGTCGCGTCAGGATTGAAGAGATGCGCTTTCACAATGTTGATCTCTTGCCCCGTAAAGCCCTGTTCTTCCTTCTGCTTCTGACGCTTGGCAAGGGATTTCTTGCTGAGCTTCTTACGCTTGATGGTCGGAGTCTCGATGGTCGATGGAAAAATCTCGATGATTTCGTCAGACATTGTTCCACTCCAAGATAGCTTCTTCAGGATTGTCAAAGACCTCGTTAAGTTCAGGATTTACCGCGCAGAAATCGTTTTCGCAACCGACCCCATAGACTAGCTGCTCGTCACTCGGATGCACCCTCAGAGCCGGTAATCCTTTGCACCAGGGGCATTCCTTGATCGTTTTCTGCAACTCTCCTAAAGACGCCATCCACTGTTTGAACTCGTTGACCGTGCCATCGGGTTTGTGAAGTTTGTAGAGACGGTAGAAATTCACCCATGAAGAATCGTGCTCGATCTCGCCGGCTTGAGTTGCCACTGTTACCTCCCAGTTACTCTATGTAATTGCATTGCAAGAAGTCCCGCGTGTTCCATCGTCGTCACGTTCGCGGCGTAGAAGTTGTAATCAACAGAGGTTTCGTCTACACGGACGGTATAACTTATCACCAGCCGTTCAGGGTTAATCTCGCCGTTTTCCAAGTCTCTGAGACAGGCGAGTAGCGCGTCTCTTGGGGTCCATTTGCGGCAATCATCTGATTCATTAGCGCGTTTTTCAGCAAGTTCATTCGGTCGGAAAGTCAATGCAGTTCCTCCTTCGGTATCAACAGCGCCCTCAGTTCTTCCCCGAACAGCCCGGTGACGAATTTCGACGTGTCCTGATACGCTTTCGCCGCCCCATGTCTCTCGTGATTCTCGTCCATCTGGCTTCTCGTCAGCGCCGGATGCTTCTGCTTCGAGAGATTCGACTTCATCAGTCTGTCCAAGGTCTGAAGGAGGAAGACGAGTCGCTGTTCCATCGGTAGGGCTTTTAGTGCTTCAAAGCCGGATAGGGTTTCGACTTCTTCTGCCGGGATGTCAAACTTTTTCGGTTTACAATCGCCGCAGTTACCGCAGACAGTGTTAGTTTGCTTGGTACAGTTGTGTGTGCTCATTCGTCCTCCCCGAATGCAGCGATACGTTCGACAAGAATGTTCGAGTACAGCGTCATTGCTTCCAACTGCCGGTTTAGCCGCGACTGCTCCATGTTGTCAAGTTTCCGGTACAGTTCGCCACCAATAAACGCGGTCAACTTCTGTCGCTTCTCGTCAAGTTCTTGGCGTTCTTCAATGACTCTAAGTTGATGTGGTAACTTTGCCATAACGATACTCTCCCCCTCATTTTTTGGAATTGTCAAGAATTTTTCTGCCAGTTTGCGTTTCGTACTGTATTTTGTTTCGGGCAATAATTGCTTCAAAGTCAATGTTCCATAAATTGTAGATATTTTTCCCGACCCGATGCCTTTCCATATGGCAGCGGTGGCACATTGGCAACGTGCTGTAGTCGCTGGCTTTAATACCCATGCCTCTATCCCCTTCATGGTGAGGTATTGAAGGTGCTTGATGTCCTCTGATACATGGTTGTTTTCGTATCCATGAAAGATACTTCTTGTCCCGAGGTGTGTGGGGTTTTCGGAGGTCAGCTAAATATTTCGGTTGGCTCATTATCTCACCTTTTTGCATAAGATTTTTTCTGGAGTTAAGCCAACTCTCCACCTGTTTCTTATGGTGGAATAATTAATGCCAAGGTGCCGTGACCATTGGGCCATAGTCTTGGACACACCGTCCATCACAATAACGGCATTATTTCTGCGATTGTTCGCTTGAGTTTCGAGTGTTGCCCACTGGCAGTTTTCTGGAGAATAATCCTTGTCATTGTTTATTCTATCTAGTGATAACCCCTTACTGTAGCCTGGAGCCATATCCTCGAAGAAATTTTCAAACGACTTACTCCACCTATCACAAACCGTAATTCCTCTGCCACCGTAAAGAAAATAATCAGTATTATTGACATTATTGCATCGTTGTTTCATCTGAAACCACACATGGTAAATTGGAGAATTGCTCATTCCATGCGTCTGGTTTGCTGTGGCGTCGTACTTTAAACATCCACATGACTTGACCTCACCGTTTAACAAGTACTTACTTTTAACTATATGGTCTTTCCCGCAATCACAAACGCAATTCCATCTTGTTCTCTGCTTTTCTGGTTCAGCTTTAGACACCACTACAAGACGATGGAATCTCCGCCCGATCATGCTTTGCTCCGTTCGTGAAAATAGTTGTCGAGCGCCCGACGGATAATTTCGGAAATCGTAAGGCCAGTTTCTTTTTTCTCTTTCACCAATTTATCATCACACTGCTTTGGGATGCTGATTGTTCTGTTCAAGAGATTCTCCTATATAGCAAAATGCAATCTGTGCGCAGAATATACTGTGACAGTATTACAAATCAAGTAAAAAATCATACAGTCAACGACGTGCCACCTGTCGAGGTATGATGATAAATCTTCTGCCCCATGCACGGCCCACGGCCTCGCAACTCGCATTCCTGAGTTAAGAGCCACAGGAGAAAGTTCTTGTCACGCGGAGTTTTTACTTTCCAGTTCGCCGCCGTCATCAGTACGAACGCGAGTAGACAATGTCGCTCACTTAACGACCTCCCGCGCTCTTGTGCAGGCGGGGCAGTCGCAGCACGTTGGCCGTTTTCGAAGCTCGTTGCAGTTGGCTTCATTATCGGTTGCCAGTGAGCAGTGCTTACAATCTTTCGAGTGATCCTCAAGCACCGCCTCCCCCAACTTCCTCGCCCTCTCCGTCATCTCGGCAAGGGCGGCGCGAAGGGATTCAATATTCGCAGCAATAACCTCTGAGTAGTCAACGCCTTTGAAAAGTTCCTGTTTGCAACGGATGCAGTAGCTATGTCCCTTTTCCGTCCTTTGTGCGAAGTGCAGTTCTACAATGTCAGAGCAGCCGCACTCGGGGCAGAAAGTAATAGGTTTATCCAATCTGGCGCGGAGGGTGGCGAGTTCGTGCATCAGTAAATCAATCCTCAATTGCGTGTGATCCATTTTTAAGCTGGTACTCATCACTTCCCCCCTTCGCGCCGGATGGCGGCAGCAATCTTATCCCCGCAGTCAAAGGTCCAACATCCATGCTTCTCAGATAGATACGCGCACCGCTCCCTTTCCTCCCGCTCGGTGGCGTCAAGGGCTTTTAGAAGATTTTGAATTATATCTTCAGCGTCGTATACTACTTGAGTGGCTACGTTTATACCGTCAACGTAGGACCAAGTATCGAGCCGGGTTAGTACCTCCCTCGCCCTCTCCCGCAGGTCGCTATTTTCGCTCATGGGGCCTCCTATTTAATGTCGTGTTTTTTCTTGGCTTTTTTCAGGCATAGGTTCAACTGTTGTTCTAGCCAATCATTGGCCCCGGAGATTTGCCCCTTATCCACCAATTCTTTGTACTTGTTCGTGGCCTTGACGGCACAAAGCGCCCCGTTATAGAAACCCAGCTCAAAGAATGAAGTCCGTGTAAGCTCAAATGTTTTATTCATCTCTTTTGGCAGGTCGTACCCCCACGCCACCCCCGACCATAGCATCATTACCGCTACCAGTAGCTTTTTCATGGTGTCTCCTTTAGCATTAGTATCAGCACGAAAAAGTTTATGAAGTAAGCTGTTATAAGCGCCACTCTAAACCACACATCGCGCCACTTTGGGTCTATTGTCCTCTGCCATTTAAGATAAGCTAGCCCGGTGATACAAGACAGCATCCCCAGGATTGGTATCGTTATAGTCATCATTCCTCCTCGCCAATCATCCTCGTTATGGCCGCGCAGATGGCGGCGGAACTCCCGCTGCACCGGACGAGCCGGTGAGCTTGTTGGTTATGGTGCTTCTTCGTCGCCAAGAAAGATGCCTCCCTCTTCGGGATAGTCTGTAAAGCTGGCATACAGGCCAGGTCCACTATGCCCATTTGTTACGAGAGTTACAGTTATCACCGTTTCTTCATCCCCGCCGAATGCTTCAAATAAATCTCTTGCTTGGTCATAAGTAAAATCCATTTTAGTCTCCGATCACCGCGCGCCATAACCAGACATCGAACCCGACAGGCGGGTTAATTCAAACCGTTAGACTCCTCCCCCGCAGCGCGGGTGTTATCTAAAACGGTGGGTCGTCATAGCCATCCACACGTGTTGACTCCAAAAGCCTCTGCTTCACCGCCTCTGCCGTCACTGCTCCTAAATCGTAGACAGTCACCGGCACCCGACCCAACTTTTCAGCAGCAGCCAAACAAACATCCCGATCCACAAACGTGCCGTAAATCGCTTGCGCCCCGAATAGTTTGGTAAATCCGACATTGCCACCAACAGCAGGCACGTCAACGCGCACAAATGTCCCACCAAGGCTGTACTCGCTCACCTTCCCGGCTATTGTCTGCCGGCCCATCAGTTCGATAATCGCGTAGAGGTCGGGAGAGTCGGTCACTTTGTCGTCTCCTTCGCAATCTCCACAGCCCTCGCCTCATCGCACTTCTCACCTTCCATGATGATAGCAACGCGCTCTAGGAACTCGCTGTTCTCGTCGGTGATAGGAACGTCAAAAACACTCACAGTGACCTCCTTTTATAATCAGGCATGATAACCCCGCGCCGTCCATTGAAACGTGGCTGGCAAATCTTCTTGAGACACGCAGGGCAATAGACACCCTTCTTGCTCTTGACCTCGCCGCCGCATTTGATGCAGAGTTTCATATCTCCCTCATATACATCGATTTCATATCTTCCACCTGAAGGCCGAGATAAACCCGCGTCACCTTCTCCGACACATGACCCAACGCATCAGAAATCATCGTCAATGATTCACCAGCCTCGTACTGGTATCTTGCCCAGGTCTTTCTCAACGAATGAGCCGAATACCCTCCCCTAAGACCAGCCCTGAAACACCACGTCTTCACCATCTGAGAAAACGCAGGCACAGTCAGAGGCCCACCACCGCGCTCAGAGACGAACAACCAGTCATCGTCATCCCTCCCTGCGATCAAAGGCGCGACCGCTTTCTTGATCGTGTTGTTGAGATAAAACTTCCTGACCTTTGAAGTCTTCTTCTCGCGCTTCTCGATAACGTCACCCCTCACATCGCCAACCTTGAGGCTCAAAAGGTCCGAGGCACGAAACGCAGTGTTGACCCCCACGGTGAACAGAGCAAAGTCACGCGGCCTAGAAGACAAGTCAGCTTTGATCTTCGCTATCCTCGCCATATCCGTAATCGGCTTCGATGCTATGATGCTGTCCTTTTTCGGATGATTCTGCGCTTGAGCCATTTGACGTGTCATTTCTTCACCTTCGACATAATCGCTTCCTGCTCCTTAATCGGCCTACCACAACACTGAGTCCGTTCACCATCGTAATACCCAATCCCATTGCTCTTGGAACACGCAAGAAGATGATAATATTCCTTCCCGAACTCAGACCAAATCTCCTTGCCACATTCAGCACAACGCTGCCAATTCTCGCGCACCGTCTTAGCCGCAGACTTTATAGAAGGCGCGGCCCCCTCTATCGGCTCAACAGTCACTTCGACCCCAGGCTTGTACGCCACTTCGTTCCAAACTCGCCTAGACCGACTCATTTGCTACCTCCTTTTCCCACAGGTAACTTTTGCATCGGGGGCAACACTTAGGCTTTTTAATTCTGCTCACCCAATCATACCCGCACCGCTTACAAACATACTCACTCATAGCCACCTCCAATCCAATGATTACCACTATTATCATAATTGGATTGAGCAAGTCAATAGAATAAAAAACGGGGAGAAAAATTTTTTAGGGGGGGGGAGTCGTTTTAAACTCCAAAAATGGGGCAAGCTTGAGAGAGGGGGTGACATATTAAATGATGTGTCGGGACAACT